AACCACCACTTCGACTTCCTCGTCTACAACCACCTCCACCACCACGACATCAACCTCGTCGACCACAACTACGTCAACTTCGACAACCACCACTTCTACATCTTCTTCAACTAGTAGCACTACATCAACGACTACCACATTACCAGCGACATGTATCGTAGATCAACATCAGGACAATGTTAGTGCTGGTTGGTATATCGGAATTGCTGGGGCAGAAAAACTGGCACAATCTTTTACACCATCCGTTAGTGGAAAAATTTGTCACTTCAAAGCTAAATTATCTGTTTATTTTGGAGATCCAGCGGACAACATGGTATTTAGTGTATATAGTGATAGTTCTGATTCTCCTGGGACATTACTTGGAAGTGCTGATAATCAATGGCCAGCCACATCAATTGTTGACTATGCTGGGATAACAACCTGTGGATTTTCGTTTTCTGATGGTCCGAATTTGACGTCTGGGACGAAGTATTGGGGTGTTTTATCTAGGTCTGGTGTTCTTGATGATAATAACTACTATATAGCACATTCATACACTGATGAAGTAACTGATCCATACACTGGTGGTAGTGCAAAAAGTCTTGATGGTGTCACATGGTATGGCGTTCCGTTTGATGGGTATACAGATTTATGGTTTGCAGAATACTACGATACAACTACAGCAACAACTACTTCTACCTCTACTACCACAACGTCTACATCGACTTCTTCTTCGACCACGACTTCAACCACGACAACATCTACTTCTAGTACGACCTCTACATCCAGTAGTACCACAACAACATCCACTTCTACCTCAACAACAACCACGTCAACTTCGACCTCATCATCAACCACCACGACTTTGACCAGTTCCACTTCTTCGACAAGTACAACTACAACGCAGTCAGTTACTACCTCCACCAGTACCACTACGACGAGCACGTCGTCAACAACGACTACATCGACTAGTAGTTCGACAACCACAACTTCCACCTCAACTTCCAGTAGCACAACGACGACGAGCACGTCGTCAACAACCTCTACCTCTAGTAGTACAACAACAACGAGTACTTCTACCTCCAGCAGTACGACGACAACTTCAACCAGTACTTCTAGCACGACTTCTACCACCACAACCTCGACCTCTACCTCTAGTACGAGTTCGACTTCCACGTCTTCTTCTAGTTCCACGACGACAACATCCACCTCGACATCTTCCTCTACGACGACCACTAGCACAAGCACGTCCTCTTCAACCTCGACGACTACGACCAGTACAAGTACTTCTACCTCGTCTTCTACGACCACGACTTCGACATCTACCTCGTCTTCAACCACTACCTCGACTAGCACCACTACAACATCGACCTCGACTTCATCATCAACAAGTAGCACAACGAGTACTTCGTCAACCACTAGCACCTCAACAACTACAACATTTGAATACTATGGGTCTATAGATGGGTATGAAATGCCGTCGGGTTCAGTTAGTGAATATATGACACCTACTGGAGGTATCGACGAGCCACAAACTCCATCTGGATCGGTCGAGTGGTAGTAAATGTAATATAATTAATTATATGAGACGATTATTAATCCGCAACCCAGATCTTAAAAACGAGGAGAGAGTTTTTTTATCATCTGCCTATGCGGTAGCCGACGGGACATCAGTATCAGTTGTAAATAGTTTCGCACTAGCAGATAACACCTTTGGAGTTTTTGGAAACCCAGGTGAAGAAAAGACTGAGGTAAAACTAATTAGTACCATTGTCAGCAGGACAAGTATTACATTAGCATCGGCTCTTAGTTTCCCTCACCCCAAAGACACTGTAATTATCAGAACTCCCTGGGACCAGGTAGAAATATCTCGTTATACATCTGGGGCATGGTCTATAATCTCGACATCAGGACTTCAATTCGATAAACAATTTACTGTATATATTGATTATGATGGTGTAGCAACTGATAGCTATAGATGGAGATTTGTTAATAGCAACCTCAGTGACTACTCAGAGTATTCACCTACATTTAGTGGAGGTGGATTCGAAAGGAACCAGGCAGGACAAATTGTACAGAATATAAGAAAAGTAACAAAAACTGATGGTGACACTAAAACAGTAACCGACATCGAGCTATTAAGACAAGTAAACACCGCCCAAGAAATAATCTATGCTACAAGAAGAGATTGGTGGTTTTTGAGATTTCCAACAGATCATTCTCTAACTACGACTGGTGATACATATTCATACAACCTAGACCTTCTCGGTGCTGGTACGGCAGGATTACCGGCTGCTGGATATAATCTTGGATACATCAAGAATATTAAGTATCAACTAAATGACGGTGCTAGTAATGACTGGTGGAACTTAGTTTTCAAAAGCGAAGTAGAATTTGACGACTTAATTAGAGACAAGGATAGGACATCTGACGACGAAGTGAAAGTATATACACTTAGACCAGGTGACTCCAGCTCGAAGAATGGATATCTGGAAGTGTATCCCACACCAAAGACAACTGGATACGGTACATTTTACATTGACGGATTCCAAAAACCAGACGACCTAGACGACTTCTCTGATGAAACTCTTATCCCTGTCCCATCAGTGCTAGAACTATTTGGAATCTCATATGTCGAGAGGATCAGGGGCAATGACACCAAGGCTGAATACTATGAGGAACTATTCTATGGACCTGCACCAGATGCAGAGGACCGTAGAAGACTAACTGGAATTGCACTACTTGAACAACTAAACGATCAAAAACGACCCACAACTCAGCCCAGACAACTAGTTAAGTTCATGGGACAAAGAGGCCTCAGAAGATTGTATGGTGATTCAAGGAGATCAAGTAGAGACTACCTAGCCGAAAATTATTTCTAATTAAAAACTATGCCCGAAACAGCTAAAGACGCCAGCGAAAAAGTCTTTCCCATAGAGGATATGAGTGGTGGCATGCAGGCCGCAACTACCCCATTTATGAGACAGGCAAACCAAATCGCCGAATCGCAAAATGCAGATTACGGTGAAATCGGTGGTGTTGGAAAGTCTGCTGGCTACTCCCAGAGGGCAAATGACTTAACAAGTACCAGCTCGACATCCACGTCGTCTTCTACTACAACTACATCGACATCCACATCAACGTCATCTAGTACTTCAACGTCAACAACTACTACAGCATAATGGCAAATGTCGAATCAATCATTGGTTTCAACAGAATAATACCAACAGAGATAAATAAACTGTTGGCCGCATATGGTAATGATGTCATAGACCTTGATGCTGGCACTGGATACGGATTGAACTTAACTAACTCAGATGAATCGGTAATGAGACAAATGCTTGATAGTGTTTTCTATCAGGATTACGCCAAAGCCCCCATAACCTTCAACGGCGTCTCCTGGAGCAAGAAACATGTATCTAATCCCCCCATTGCTAAAAGCATGTTTCCCTTTAAAAACAGAATGTATCTGGGGTACTGTGCTTTTAATTATGCCGGTGATGCTACAAGTGTATTGCAAGACCAAGATGGAAATACATTGATATATCCATCCAGAGTATTTTATCCTGAATTACCAACAGCATCCTCTTCTGCCTCCAGAGCTGACAGTATCAAGTGGGGACTCGAGTGGGGCACAAATGGAAAGATAAATGCAAACTCAGACATTTTTATGATTGCCTCTCCAGTAGGTAGACAGAACTTTGAAGACAATGGCATAAAAGTAGGAGATCCATTATTTATAACCAAGGCAACTTCTGCCAGTACTGTTGGAAAATATACAATACTAGAAGTAAAAAGCCCATACTCTGTCAGATTAGACAAAACATTTGATACTGCTGATACATCCGTCCATTTTTGGTCTGGATCTAATTGGTTTGATGTGGGAGAAGACAACGGAGATTATCACATGGGGTTTGAGGAAAACGATGATGCCCTACTAAACTTTAAAAGATTTTCATTATGGCGGTACAACATTAGTTCTATAAAGAAAATTAGCAATGCTCCTGGGACGACATCAAGAAAGTCTGTAATTACTATAGGCCGTTATACATTCTACTTTCATGGATCAAATACAAATACAAGAAGGACGGGTATATGGATGTATTCTGGCGGTAATTCTGTACTAGCAACTAGAGGAATTCAGGACTACATTGATGGTATACCAGCCAGCTCATACGACGATGCTGTAGCTTGGCAGGAGGGTACTAAGTTGAGGATGTTTGTGGGAACTGTCACTAACGTACCAAAAGATATTTCAATGACCAACGCCGTTATTACTTATGACACTGAGGGTGGGCAAATTGACATTGGGCCTATTGCTGATGTCGTTACATGCTCAACTCGCTTTGTGGAATCCAGTGCTGAAAAAATGTTTATCGGTACATCCGATGGTGAGGTAATGGAGACTCCAAGCGGTAACGATCACAATGGTACACCTATAGAATGGTCAATGACATTGGGCCATAGATATCCCAGTGGCAGTGAAGTGATAAATGAGTTCACTAGAGTTCAGATAGTTTCCAGTGGCGGCAGAGGGATAGGCGTGTCTTATAAACTACTTGGAACGCCAGATGATGACGACGATAAATGGAATCCAATAGGAGATATTTCCCACAATAACCAGGAACTTATAATTCCAGGGAACCACTCAATGGCCAAAGGAATTGACATAAAACTCTACAGTTCCGATGGAAATGCAAATAACTATAGGATAAGAAAAATAAGTATTTTCTATGTCCCCAGATCAACAAATAATAGAGTATAAACATGAGCTACTTAGATTCTGGATACAATCAATTTTTCACCAGAGAGCTGTCACAGACGGAAGAGTCAGAGAGGGAAATTAGCGAGATAGAGTTTGATACTAAATACGCAGGTATCCCAGCAGACAAACTTGTTGGCGGATCATTTAAGTCAGAAGATGGTAGCCTAGAATTTAACCTACAGGAGGGATACTTTGTCGTGAATTCTAAACAAATAGAAAGAATTAGGATTGGCAATCTTGGTGACGAGGGGTCTGGAATGATAATTAAAGATGTAAATGGAAATGTCATATTTAAAATATCAAACATTGAAAACTACATCTCTTCACCAGATGGACAAACTAAGTTCAATTTTGATAAAAACAGAATTGAAGTCTTTGATTTTGGCTTCTTACAAACTATTATTGGGAAAATAAAATGACATGGCAAATGAATACGATTATGTGGCTGCAAATTCTTCTAGTAACTTCTATAATTCATATTATACAGAGACACCAAATTTAACTTTTAACGCAGGAAAGATCGGAAGTAGCGGCAGCGATGGAGCATTAAGATTTACTGGAGTGACGATTCCACAAGGTGAGGATATTGTTACCGCATCTCTAAACTTATACAGGGATTCGTCTAATGATGCCAGTAATGGAGACCTCACTCTATATGTCGCTGGTATTGATGAAGATAATACATCTGCTTTTAGCGGTAGTCCAATGGGAAGATCTCGGACAACAGCTTCATATACACATACTATAGGTCTACCATCAGTCAATAATGGAATTGGTTTAGATGTTACTGACTGCGTTCAGGAAATAGTCGATCGTTCTGGCTGGTCAAGTGGGAACGCAATGGGGTTTGTAGTACTAGATAACGCATCTCAAACAAATGTGAATATAAATGATACGATGCTGGGAACCAATAGCTATTTAACCGTCTTACAAGATGCCAGACCAGACTTCACTCCAACACCAATCAAGTTAAATGCAAGTACTTCCGTTCCAGAAAACACTCATGGAATTATAATTGCAAAGAGTGGTAAAACTGCTGACTTATCTAAGTTTAATGAATTAAACTTTACCAATATTAGACACATTCTAAAGGCAAAAATATTTGGGAATATAGGTAGAAATGTTGACAAGGTGCATGGATTTGGATACATGCCAATGTTTTCATCCTATGTAATTTTTAACGGAGAGGCCTTTAAAAATCCTATTTTAAATGGTTATGGTGGTGGCGGACAAACAAATCAATACGATTTTTATGCAATGGTTGATCCTAACTTCGGAGTCGGAGAATCAGTTGACCAGTTTTATTATGTGTTTGTAGATGACTTCTTTTCAATATGAGTACTGCAATATCAGTTTCTAGTAGAGGTAAAGATATAGAAGTAATAAATGACAAAGATTTGTCATACAAAAGCGATTTCCTTAGTTTTAAAATTTACAAGAAAGGTTTTATCTCGGGAACCACTGATGGGTCTGGAAATAAGACGATTAGAATTGCTCATGGATTAAACTTCACACCGACGTTTAGAGTATGGAGACTTGGCACTGCTTCACTACTAAAATCAAAGGTATCAGACCTGGACGCAAATAGTTACACAAATTGTTTTTTTCCAGATCCAGGTAATACCCATGAATGGATCTCCAAACATGACAAAATAGAGTGCAAGACAGATGCCGAGAATCTAATCATAACAATATCTGGGGCAGATGCCAGCACAACATACAATTTTAAATATTATATTTATTCCGATCTATCCAGATTTTTTTCAGGTAGATCATTTAAAACAAATTCGACACATGGAATAAGTATTTCAAAAGAAGGTAAGGCGGCCGACGACGTTGAGATATATGACAAAAACTTTTCCAGTGAGTTTGATTATTTAAAATATAATCCATACAAGAAAACTACAGCCAAACTTAGTTTACCAGCACTGTTTGGTAGCACAAGAACAGATCCTCTACCAGAAGAAATGACCTATGTTGATATTTTCCATTATCAGAAGTTTCCCCCCAACTACCTTGTATTTATAGAATTCAACAATTATTTGTTGGAGGAGCCTTATCAACAATATAACGGGGAATTTGGAGCTGTCTGCTCAAAGACGTCTAGTTTCTGTGATAAGGATAGAATTAGAATATCGTGGTGGAGGCAGGCTGATGCTAATGGTACTGCCCCATTTGTTGACCCAATAGAATTTATTGCATCGTCATTAACTTTTAGAGTTATTATTTTTGACGAAGACCTCAGACTCTAAATCAAAAAAAACGCATTATTTGACACCATTGTTATATAATTATATTATATGGGACAATTCTTCTCATCTATACTAGACAAAGGAAAGAACTTTATCTCTTCGTTGTTTTCTCCGGCGACCACCACAAAACCATCTTCGACAACTGGTAATAATATAGGCTCATGGTTTACTTCACAACCTCAGCAAAACTACCTCACCAACTATATATCTGGGGGCCAGTTACCATCGGAGAAAAAGATAATAGACCAAAGTAGGACCACAAATAATACTACAAACACATCGCAAAACAATGGTTTGGGAAACTTTTATGGGTCTTCTACCACATCATCTATCGGTGGACAAACTCAGTCGGTTACAGCAGATACAATTATCTCTGCTGCTGCCGATAATTTTAAGAAGATGGTGGACGATTTTGAGGCTAGAGGTCAAGAGTTTGACATTAGGAATCCATTCGTATTTGATGAAGTCTTACAGCAAAAGAAAACTGAGGTGTCATCCAGGTTAGATCCATACTACAACAAGATTCTCGACGACTATATTTCAGGTATAAATGTAAAAAGATCAAGAAGCCTAGAAGACGAAAAAAGAATCTTAGCAGATACAACCCAGGATATGGACACATTTACTGGTAGGCAAAAGAGACTAACTCAGGAGGCCATCCTTGCCTCAAACGAGGGTATGGCAGACTCAAACCTATTTTTCTCAGGCAAACGCCTAAAATCATCTGGAGACATTTCTGTTAAATCTGGTGAATCACTACAAGATTTCCTAAGCACAAAAGAAAGAGGAACCAGGGATTTGAAACTACAAACACAAAGAAACTTACAAGATTATGATTTATCCTCAAGACTTAAAAAGGAAGAGGTAACAAGAGAGAAAACATATCAAACAGAAGCTCAGGCACTCAAAGAGGCCAATCTGGCCAGACTCACTAGGGACTTTGAAAAGTCCCAGTATGTCGGCTCGCCTTTCTCAGGCAACGCCATGAATCAGTTTGCTACTAGTTTCTCATCAATGGTATAAATATATGGATTACAACACCGCACTATCAACATTCGAAACAAAACAAAGAGCTGCTAACCAAGCCAGTTCAAGTGTACTAACTCTCGGTGATGAGTTAAAACAAGTACTTAATGAAAAATTAGCTAATAGTCAATTTGTTACTGATCGTAGCAAGGCAGCAGAAGACTTCCTAACGGCTTCTGGAGCTGCACCCACTACTGTCATGCCACAGAACCAGGGCGGTGTCATACTTGACCCAGCCCAGCAGGCCAATCTCATCTCTGCTCGTCGTGCATCGGCACTATCTCCACTCATGACTGCCAATCAGAGGTATGACCTAATGACTGGCAGTATTTCAGATATTATTGGCTCTGGCACAAAGGCGGCACAGGCACAAGCCAGCATGTTACAAGGCGAAGCTGATCTGGCAGATAAAATGCTAGATAAGATATTAAAAAGAGAAGAATTAAATATAGCAAAAAGCAAGGCGTCATCCACGGTTAGTAAACAAGTTCAGGAGATATTAGATCAAGCAAAAAGTGTCAAAGGCACAAAGGGATATGTCCAACAGGCCATTGACTTATTAAGCAGAGCAAAAGACAAGGGCATTTCTGGCGGAATTGGTAATGTTGGAATAGTTAGAGGGGCAAAGAAGAGTTTCGGTGGATTAAGTAATGAGTCCGTTCAACTCGAATATTTGTTATCGCAAATAAACAAAAACATCTTTGAAACGGCAGGTAAGGCTTTGACTGGTACAGAGAAACAACTACTTGCCGGTGGAATACCAGAAATATACATGAATTCAGATACATTAAAACAAATATTGCAGCAAAAGTTAACAGCACTGACTAACGAAGAAATGTCGCTTGTCACTAGCATGGTCGGTGGTGGAGAGATGACGGATTACCAATCTGACGATGGGTTCGTCCCAGACTAATATGGCACGCATAAAAGTACAAGATATAGCAACAGGAAAAACTGGCAGTATGCCAGAGGAAAACTTTAATCCACAAAAATATAAGAGAATTGATGTAGCTCCAGTGGCTACAGATGTTGCACCAACACAAGACCAAGGCGGATTTTTAAATGAGGTGATGTCTGAGGCAAAGAGACTCAACATCTCCCCTCTAACTGTAGGGGCTGGAAGAGTTCAGGAAAAGTTGGGAAGTACAGACATATTACCACTATTAGGTGGCCTAACTGGATCTGCAATAATGCCAGTAGTTGGAACTGGAGTAGGGACTGCCGCTGGTGAGAGAGTAAAACAAATGAGTGCCAGAGGTGGATTAGGATCTATAATACCAACTGGCGGTGAGGCAGTAGACACATTGAAGTCTGGCGGTACAGCAGCGATACTTGACTTGATACTCAGACCATTGAAGATTCGAAACATGCTGGCTAGTAAGAATCCTGCAACAGTTGAAGGATCAAAGATTGCTACAGAAACAATTAGTAGGGCTAGTTCTGATCTTGGTGTAGGCTCAAAAAAGTATTTGGACAACTTAACCGACGAGATAACAAAAAGGTTTTCCAAGAACTTTAATTTAACAGAGTTACTGAAAGAAAAAGCAATTGCTGGCAAAGAAGCCTTCACTAGAACTGGGGCTTCTCTAAAAGAGTCCACCAAGGGAAAGATAAATAATGTATTGAGGACTGTAATCAAAGAAGAGGTAAAGAAAATAGACCCAATGATTTCTATACTAGACTCAATATTCTCAACAGAAAGCAAGATAAAAGGTGGAACTGTTGACTTAGCTAAACGAATATTGCCATTTGCCATAGGCTCAACATTGTTAGGTAGTCTAATGAAATAATATGCTGTTCAAATCTTCTAATAAGTATGGAAAGAATACCGCAAAAAAGAAAGGATGATGTCATGAGCCCTGTTGCCAACCCCAAAAGAATTGAAGACGCAATCCTCAATATCGCTATCTACATGGCGAAAATGGATGATACCCTAAGAAGCATTAACGATAATAATGTACTCCACTGTAGAACTTTACAAGATAACTCCGCTATTATTAAAGAAATCAGTACCGCCAACAAAAACTCTATTCAGCTATTCAAGTGGTTGATACTATTGCTAACGGCAGCTTTAATAGTACTGGCTGGAGCGGAAAAGGCATTAAAATATGTTCCAATTGGCTGACCTATCACTGGACATATTTAGATCTGGAATTTATTTATGGATGATGGCGGAGTCAATCAACCTAGCATACCTATATTACACTGCCTGGAGAAACATGAAAGACAGTCCTATAATAAAATCACTTTATTACATTTTTCTATCCTCTGCAATCGTTTCATTTACAATAGCAATTAGTCCTATAATAAAATGGATTGCTCCCAGTCTTTACTGGAGATTGATGAATTTACTGACAATACCGGCAATACTAATGGCTATATCTCTCTACAACTTTAGAGAAAAGTCTATAAACAATGGACTTAAAAAGGCGTTCAAAAAGAAAAATAATTAAATTGTTTTCTTTCCCTTTATACCTCTCCACCAGTGGAAGTGTCTAGGGCAGTTAAACCAGCCACGCTTGGCAACTGACACAATTTGCCTCACTTCATCTAAGTAGTATTCTCTCTCGTAGTTTTTATTTCTAGGAGATATTAGATATGGTTGTCCCTTGTGTGGGCAGTGCTCAACCGTGCAGATAGTATTTTCGTATTTAACTATAAAGTTAGCTGCCGTGTATGGCATGCCACACTTCTTCAAGGCATCTAGTAGGGCCTTTTTACGATATGGTTTTCTTATCTTCATCTGGCGTAACTAATTTATTTAATTGAGTATCCATACCAGTAATAAAGACTTTTACTCCATCGGCATATCCATTGTCATAGCCTTCTTTCTTTCCAATATTATAGGCAGAGACCATATCACTTATGGTGTATATACCAATTTTCCTTCTAACTTTAATTACAAAATTAGATATCTGTGCAATCACTGATTTCATAGTTAGATTTAATTTTTAATTAGAAAGGCTCTGAGGCATTTTCGACAAACTTTTCCTCAGCAACTTTTTCTTGTGCCTCTTCTACTGTTTCTCTATCAAGCGTACCGGCAAATTCAGCATATGCTTCTGCCATCATTTTCAGATCTTCTCCACTAAATGGTTTTTCTTCTAGTGAGAAGTTGATTGTCCAGAACTTAACCATTTGTTGTCCACGTTCAGTTTTCTTCATTTGCTCAATCTTTTCAGTGGTAGCAACAATTGGATACTGCCAGGCACTAGTAACTTTTTTATCTTTCATTTGAGAAATCAATCTCCCAAAATTACTGAACGAAGCAGTGGATACATTTAATATAAATGGTGTCATATCATCTGTGTTTAGTCCTAGAAGCATCATCGTGGCAGTTTTTGTAGGAGCACCATTGTCTCCAATAAACTCTCTAACTTGTCTCTTGGCTCTAAGCAAAGCAAATCGTAATGTTTCTACTGATCGGCCTTTATTCTTCATGTAGAACGATCCTGCCAACGACTCCTTACCATCGGCCTGTGTGATACTTGTTGATCCTGGTTGTACTAACTTATAAAAAGGCACAGGGATAATGTTTGTAGGGACATCCTCAAGTCCGGCAATATTAAACTTTCTGGGAGCTACATTAGCCACCTCAGAGTGAGATTCTACCTTAACTACTTCTGTTTTTTTGTCTTCTGACATATTATTTAAAATGATAATTTAATAATTTCTGGAAACTTATCAACAACTGGTGGGTCTGGCATTTTACCATTATGAAGTGCAATAAAAGTATCGTACACACTCTTAAAATGAGAGAATGGCCTAATAATTTCTTTGAATTCGTATCCATCTCTATGCTTACTCCCCAGCCTTAGTACAAATGTACGATCAATTTTGACACCGTACATTTCTTCATAGCAATATTTGTAAGCACTAATTTGTAATTCATGGTTTAATCTGACAGCACTACTAGTTTTAAAATCAATAATATAGTTCTGACCTCCAATTTGGCAAAATAGGTCAAGTGTACCAGCAATTCTTAAAGGTATAGATGCAACCTTGTGCTCTGTTCTGATGCCAGTAGGTCGGTATGTATTGAACCAGTTGTAAAATGATAGTACAGATTTTTTACCTCTAATGTCTGGAAATTCATCTTTTAAACTTACCTCCTTACCTAGTAGCAATGTCTCGCAAGCCTTGTGTACCCTGGTCCCGAACTCGCCAGCATCATCTCTAATTTTATCGGCTGACTCTGGGGTTTGTCTTTTGAACCACTCTCTTAACTCTCCTGGGACAGGTGCGGCCTCATCAAGTAGTGCAGTTACGGAATAACAATAGGTACCATCTACCCAGTAATGATGACTTCCATCTATCTCTCTGAGAATGATTTCTTTATATAATGGTTCAGTGGTTTTAGCCTTATCTTTAGCCACGGTGTTATCATAGCATGGTTTAGGATACCTGTCAACTTGATTAATTATAGATACTTGCGATAAAATAGTAGAGTGGTAGTAAACCACACATATGTCTGTGAATCTGGAAGTAAAATATAAAAGCCAGTGGGACGAAGACGCCAATCTCACCAACAATGACTGTGGACCATCGTCCATAGCAATGATCTTGAATTATTATGGCGAAAATCTCACTACTAATCAGGTATTTTCCCTAACTGGTGCCGGTACTGGGATGATAAATGTATCCCAAATGACAACGGCTGTTAAGGCACTAGGGTACAAGAGTGCTTTCATAACTAATTCCAATACCTCAGCATTAAAAGTTTTCTTAGATAAAAATATTCCCGTTATATGTTTAGTTCACTATGGTAGTTTAAATAGTACCCAAGATAAGAAATTTAAAGGGGGACATTTTTTCTGCGTAGTTGGATACAGAGATGATGGCTATTTTGTCAATGATCCAAACTTCAAAGGTGACTACAGAGCTGATGGAGATCACCACTTTTACACTAAAGAAGAGTTTGAAAAATCATGGAACGATTGCTCACTTGATGGAAATCCAATTAACTCCATGATTATTATCTATCCAAAAGATAAACCAACAGAGACCCAAAATTACTCGATTACCAAAGGTCTTTATGATTTTCTCCTTTCTAAAAGTCAGGACACTTCTGCATGGGAAGGAATGGTTCGAGCTTGGTATGGATCACACCAAGATTTAATTAATGTGACCCAAAATTATGAACAAAAAATTAAAGAACTGGAGGTTGCATACAAAAATTCAGATGCTGCTCTGGTTGCAATGCTTGGAGAAAAACACGATTGGGCTGGTAAAGCTGATCGTTACGAAAGAATTTTATATGGAATTAGCCAATACATTAGAGAGAATGGTCAAGAAATACCGTCTAATAGCGATTTGGATGTACTTTTATCTGCACTACAACTTGTTAATCGTGGCGAAGACTTTAAGGAGCTAACAGATACTATAAAAAAGGTTATGCAACTTAATGTGGTTAGTCCAGAGACAATATCAGAAAAGTATTTAATTATAAAAGAGAAAGCCAACTTATCGGAGGGGCTATCAAATAAGCTTACGAGGTGCGAATTAAAGCTCAAAGCTAGTAAACGACCATCTCTCTTTACAACCATGATAAAATATACTACAGGATTAATATTAAAAGTTAAACAAATAATATGGCCAAGAAAAAAATAGTAAGCCAAGCAGATATAGAAGGATTAAAAGAACTAGGTAGACTAATACTCATTGCAGTGATTCCCGTCACCGCTGCTGAGCTAGCCAAGATAAACCAATTCTGGGCTGTTGTAGCGATAGTGGCTTTGAAATCAATGGAGAAATTCTTCTACGAGAGAGGAAAGAATACCGGCGAAATGAATCCTGTATCTAAATTATTGATGTTTAAGTAGAAATGGAAAGAGAGCCTGCTCCACTCTCAGAACTAAAGCCTAAGTTAAGTGAGGAAGATATCCTATTATACGGTCGTGCCTTGAAGAAACTTTGTGATGATGATGCTGATTCTATAAATTTAGCAGTCTCTATCTTTGAGTGCCAAGAAACAAAAGATCTGGCACAAGTACTAAGAATACTAGCTAACTTCCCTCATTTAGCCTTTGATGACCGTGAGGACTAAACGTGACAGAGCCGACTTTGAAAGAATTATTAGAGTTTATTAAAAATTATGATGAGGACACAATTAGACTTCATCTTGGTCTCGGCCATGACGGTTTTTTTATTGATAGTGACGTTATACACGACCTAATAACTTGGTATGAGAGGGAAAAAGGCAATAATCAGCAAGGAGAAGGAGTTAAAACTAGTAGGACAACTAAGGAACGGTGAAGCAATTGCTGTTTTAGCAATGCTAAATGAGTGTGGACATAAATATCTCATAGAGTTAATCAACAAATACAATATTCCAAGACCAGAAGTCGGACACAAGTGGAAGAGCTGGACCATGAATAGTCATGGAAAAAAAGACAATGATTAAATTATTAATTCTGTCCAAACATGAAGACTCTCATCGGCAGTGATGTACATGGGGAGCACGCAAATATCCCCTTTGTTAAGAAGTTTATTTCCTTTGGACGTGACTGGCAACCAGACACCGTAATTTTTCCTGGTGACATACTAGATTGTGGTGCATGGTCTAAGTTTCTTAACGTCCCAGGGAGTGAGGATTTTGCTGGCAAGGAGTTACCACTTATGGCAAAGTTTTTTCAAAGTGTAAGACGCAATATGCCAAACTCTCGCATCATCTACATTATCGGCAACCATGAGCACAGAATAAGGCAACGAATTTTGGAATTTTTACCAACGGCAGACGGACTAAAAGCATTGACATTAGACTCAATGCTGGGACTAGATAATTTAGGGATAGAGGTGGTAGACCAACCAGCAGACTCAGCATCGTGGATAGGATCATATGTCATGGATCAGGGGTATGCGATTGGACACTTCAAGAGGGTTAGTAAACATTCAGGATATACGGCTAAGGGCCTAATGGATGACTTCTGGTGCAGTGTAGTACAGGGTCATGTACATAGAGCAGCAATCATTTCCAAGCGGGCACTAGATGGCAAAATATACTACGGTGTAGAGAGTGGCTGTATGTGTGATTTGAGTCCAAGTTACATGCTCCATGCTAACTGGGAAAATACCTTTGTCACTATTGAAGACGGCTATCCAGAACTAAAGAGATAATTATATTGATGTACCAGTAAAATACTTCTTTAACTCTTCTTCCCTTATTGATTTTCTTGGCCAATTTTCTTTTAGTTTAACAAACTCATTGATCTCAATAAAATACACCACCTTTTCTTTTCTTGGCTTGTAAAACATTAATACAATGAATGAAAGTGCGTTGACCATGTAGTAGGCGTCAAACGGCTTCTGGCCACTGAACCCGTTAACTGCGGCCATGTCTGGTTCCTTTCTGTACAAACCACCAGTGGATGCCAACAGTAGAGATTTTATTTGATGATCGGCGACACTATCAAACCTGAATGGACCGCTATTGACAATCTTGTATTCATAACAACAGGTGCTAACGGGTTTTATCTTTTCTCTTATATATTTTCCAATTATCGTCGCAAATTCTTTTTCTTTCATTTACTGGCATCATTTTTGAAGTACTTCTTAGCAAACTTAGCCAACTCATCCTTACTAGAAAAAAATATTTTCGCCAAAAACCATCCAGCACCAAAAGCTGCGGATAATGATTTACTTTGAAAGGTGAAATATAGCTTAGTGTAGTCGCTATTTGTTTTTTTCTTCATGACCAATATTATACTCCCTCTCCAACTCCTCTTTAGCCTCTTGTGCTCCTTTTATCTTGAACTTACGAGAATATCTCAACAGTTTAACTATTAATTCATCCCATGTTAAATCCATCCACTCACTAGCCTTATTTAACATTAACTTCTCCCAGGTCTTGTACTTAACTATTCTCATATCGTTTCAATTTGTAACGAGTTATCTTCTAACATTATCTAATATCTTCTAAAGAACAAACGGCTGGGGAGCTTATGACTGTTCAAAAGACCAGCAGGCCAGCGGCCAAAGGCTCACTTACCCTCTCCCCATGCGTCTATTCTTTAGTTAAGGTCCTTTTCTTTTATCTTCTAACCTGTACGTTTTTATCGTACACCAAGTTACATAGATGGTGGGGCAGGGAAACGTCTATATGTGCGCAACTAATATAGTCGGGCCTGCGTGTGGCGAATATTCACCACCCACCATCTATACAACCTTAATGTACTACACCTATTTTACTACTTTCTTTCTGTCTTTATAAACCTTTTCAAGATACTTTCCAATTAAAACTGTAAGTAGTGTTTGATTTTCTCTAACCCATTTTGCAGGTACTTTAACATAGTACTCACTAGGGCTAATCATATCGTCAAGGATAACTGCTAACTTTACTATTGGTTTGTGTTTAGTCATTTATCTTTCTCTAATTGAGATAATGCTTCTAAAATAAGTTTCCTTTGGAGTTCTGGGTTGTTTCCGCAAAGAATACAACTTCTTTTACCAGAAAAAATCTCTAAGTTATCGCCTAGCTTTTTAGCAAAATCTTTATCCATTAGTTTTTTTACGGCCTCCTCATCCTCTCTCCTTTGTTCTACCTTGGCTTGGGAGACTAATTTACGAATGTTCTTTTTTATTTCCTCTCCAGTCTCTTTTATAGCAGCTCGTTCAATTACCGTTCCAAGTAGCTCGTTCCAATATTTATCAAATTTCTCTTCCCATACTCCTTCTATTTTCTGTGGTTTAGGGGTCATAGCTCGTTTAGTAGGTACTTATTACTGATTGCCTTAAAAGATAATCTTTGCCCCTTGTAAGATTGTTCTACCTTTGGGCGTATAACAATTCCCTCCCTTTCCTCGTTGATATTTAAGACACTTTTGCCTTCCGCTATTAAAAGCAAATCGTCTACAGTTTTTGGTAGAGAAAAATTATCATCTAGTATCGGGACTGTCTTTATTCCAAGCCCTCCACAAAATCCAACAAAGTCTGAGTAGTTAAGATAAAAACCTCCGATATTGTAAACATTGAAGCAATAAATATCCTGCCCCTTTTGTTTAAGTGGGTTGCCTTGAACTCCTTCTCCTATCAGTTCGCATTGAATAGCAAAGTTGTCTAGTAGTTTATTTGCTAAGTCATACTGTTTAGCCAGTCTCCACTGTGTCGTTTCACCCTCTGCCAGTTCTAAGTTGCGACTACACACTCCGAATACTCCATCTTTTTTGAAATAGGTTGTACTTGTGCCGTCTAACTTTTCTGAAATGTAAAATCCAGAAAGTATCTCTGACATATTTTGAATACGCTCCTCGTCTGTCTTTGGAAGAAAAGATGGGAATGAACCCTTGGCCTTTCCTGAAAGTTCGTGAGGTATGGGCATTTCGTATTTAATAACTCCTAGTTGTTCAGATACATCATCACCAATATCTCCTAGAATGTCACCAACTGGCAACACAAGCCCCTGAGATAGTTGTCCTCTGAGTTTAATAGTCTTTAGCAAGATACCTTCGGTGTCTTTTCCGTCAACAATCATCTTTTTAGGGTGTTTTCCATTAAGTAAAAACTCGTACTCTGGCTTAATGGGTAAAAAGCTGTCTACTTCAAAGTACAGACACTTACTACCGACCTCAAACTCGTCTTTTTTAGATACGACCCACCAACTTCTTACTCGGACAGCTTCAATTCTATCTGCTCCCTCAATAGGTTTCTTTTCTTGTATGGTTTCAATGGTAACTAGTTTTCTCATAGTTTTTAATTATTTAATAATGCACTACATCATTGATAACATCTACTATCAGTACAAATAAGACTATTGGTGTAAGAATAATTAGTATGAGTGCTAGTAGGGTTAGAAGAAGGTCCATGTTATCCTTTAATCACACCAAGGGGGCGAAGTTCAACTAAAATCTTAACTAAGTCTTTTTGGTTATCCATTACTACGTCAATATCCTTGTAAGCACCAGGAGCTTCTTCTAAGTCCTGTTGAGTCCTCGGTTTACCCAAGACACCCTCCATCTTGGCTTGCTCTTCTTCAAGATTAAGACTCCTGATTGCTTCTCCTCTGCCCATTTTCCTACCAGCTCCATGACTACAAGATTCGAAAGACTCTTTGTTTCCTAGACCCTCAACAATATATGATTTAGTTCCCATTGAACCAGGAATAATGCCGACAGTTCCTTCTCTTGCCAGAGTTGCCCCCTTGCGATGGATAAACACATTCTTTCCAAAGTGATTTTCAAGTGAAGCGTAGTTATGAGCGATATTTATCATAGGGTCATGCTCTACCCCAAAGATATCTAATATTCTATCCATCATCAGTTTCCTATTAGCCAATGCAAAGTCTACGCAGTAGTTCATTTCAGTCATGTATTCTTTTCCCAACTGACTGTCCACTGGTAGGAAAGCCAACTGATGTTCTTTTGGAACGCTAGTATGCCATTTTTCGTTCAACTCGTTAGCTTCTTCATTGTATTGATTGGCTACTTTGTATCCTAGGTTGCGACTGCCTGAGTGAATCATTACCCAGATATGTCCATCAGAGCCTTTCTGAATTTCAATAAAATGATTACCACCACCGAGGGTTCCAAGCTGATACAATGAGTTTTCAAACTCTTTGCTTATCTTGGGGAATGTGTCAGGGCGGAAAGAATCGAACTTTCGGTCTCCTGGTTCCAAACCAGGCAGGGTGACCAACTCCCCCACGCCCTGTGGCATATATTTTATATCTTGTTTCTTCTGATGGTGTCCAAATCCAACTGGCACTTGTTTCCTAATTTCTCCCATAATCCTTTTTAGTTCGTCTTGGGATATATCGGTTAAAGATGTTTTTACGGCACACATTCCACAACCGATATCTACACCCACGGCATTTGGAATAATTACTCCCTCTGTGGCGATGACACCACCTATGGGCATACCATATCCCTGATGAGAGTCTGGCATAATAGCCACATGGCGATAAAGAAATGGAAGATTGGCGAGATTTTTGGCTTGTTCTAAAGCTCCGTCCTCAATGTCATTTAACCAAAGTTTAATAGGTTTTTTTTCAGTTGATATTACTTTCATGGAAGTCAATTTATTTATCTTCGACAAATTTACTAATATCTATTGTTCTCTTTCTACCATTCGCATAAGTGATAATTATTGATAAATCACTGCCATAATATCCATTTTGGTCGTTGTAACATGGAATAAAGTAACCATCTATTTTTATTCCCGAGTCCTTGATGCCTTTAACTATTAGTTTCTCTGGAAAATCGTGTGACATAACATCGGTATCTTCTAGTTGTTTCCAGTCGGCATAAACCATTTCGCAACAGTCTTGTTGGTGAAGGTCCTCCACTACGGTTCCGTTGTCAAATTGTAATCCTTTTTCTGAAAATTTTGTTAGTTTCATTTTAGTTTTTATTTAATAATTTACCAAGTGACACATCGTAACTAACAGAAGTTGATGTACCAACGCTGGTTCTAAGATCTACGTTACCAGCACTTTCAAAGGAATTATAATCTACTTTTTTTATAGCTTGCATCATTTTGATAGCTTCTTCCATTGATCTATGCCTAATTAGGCTGGCACATTCCACTATAACAAACTCCAAATCAACTGACGTAAGTTGTGGTAGAAGTCTCTTAACTCTCAAAACTGAAATATCACTGACTTTTCTCATCTGTATGTTTTTTATTTATTAATCTTACTACTTCTCTAATTACATTTTCGAAGAAATATAGTGGGAGATCAATTTTATAAACAAAAAACGTATACATCTTTATCTTTATCAACGCCTTGATGATGCTACTGTACTCATCAATTGATCCACCTAACATGTCCGACAACATGTTGTTTAGATTCTGGTCGTTCTTGATGAATTTGTTAGTGGATACTTTTGCACTCATGACAACATGATACCATGAAACATAACAGGTGTCAAGCGTATAAATTAAAACAAGTTCTTACTCTCTTCTTCTGCTTTCTCTTCATTATTTATGATCTCCAAAAGCTCTGGGATTTTCCTTGAGCAACCAACACATAGAGCCGTTCCTCTTATTATTTCCTCCGAGTCCCTATAATCAAAACCATAGTGAGTTCTCTTCTTACATTGGAAACATTTAAATACCATCCTGGAGTGTCTAATGCCTTTTCTTTTGTTTTGTGGGCGGGCAGGGTTCATATATCAACGCTTTAGCAACCTCCCTATTGCCATGTCCTGGTAGTGTGAGACCGTGTAACAGCCCTCAAGACGTTTCTCATAGCTAGCACTAGTAGATGTATAGGTGAGATAAAGCATGGCAAAAGCAATGGCAAATAGCAAGTGCAGCAATAGTTTAATTATCATACTGCCAGGGATACGGAAACGATCCCCAGCAGTATAACAACTAATCTGTTAATGTATTCACCTTAAAAGGTACCACAAAACAAACCGCTTGTCAATGGTATATAATAAAAACTATGAGAGATCCAGAAGCCTTGACCTTAAAACAGAAGATGACAGCCCTGAAATATGTAAAGAATGGATTCAACAAAACGGGTGCAGTATTCTCAATATATAACACCAAAAGCAGACGTAACGCTAATCAGATAGCTGACAATCTATTCAAAAAGCCCAAGATGCAAAGGGAAGTTAATAAATTGCTAGAAAAGGCTGGACTGACAGATGAGACAATAGCTAATAAATGGAATGATGCAGTAGCTACAGGATGGGGAGAGAAGGCTACCCATAAAGACGCACTCAAAGCTCTTGAGGTAGTATCAAAGATTAAGGGATGGATTGGTAAAGAGACTGCACGAGTTGAAACTGATGAAGGTAGAATGATAAAAGCACTAACATTTAAGGAGTTGAAGAAGAAGTATATGAGTCAAATGAAGTTAGCTAAGCAATTTATGGGTGAGGCAGAAGAGGGACAAGTATTGGAGTAAAATATTGATATACCCGCTATTTTTACTGGAGACATAGTATAAGTGGCAATTACACACACCAGTAGCCTCACTTTACTATTGGAATGAAATTTTGGTTCGACTCCAAATGTCTCCTCCCTTTTGGAATGTGCCCTGGAAAACGCCATAAATGTCAGTTTTCAATGTAATCGTTCCCTATTAAGCCCAGAAGAGATGTGTATGTATATCTTATAGTATTTTATATACTGTCATTTTCGCCGTGTTTTTTAGTGTGTTTTGCCCTACTCACACATCACAAAAAACCCACCCTTTACAGTGTTTTACTCTGTATTAAGTGGGTCTTCCGTCTAGCGGTTGGCCTCTTATTTGCCTCTAAGATAACTGAGGAATTTGATTGAATCAAATGTCTGGTTATCCTTCTTTATCTGCTTGGTAATGGCTGAAATAATCAAGAAAATGATATCATCATCTTCAATTATCCCGCAACTGCTTTGATAGTCCATCTGTTCTTGATAGAATGGTCTAAGTGCCTTGGCAATAGTGATATAGTCTTTTTTAGTCATTTTAGTTGAGTTTTGTTGATGTATACATTTCGTAGATAGCGGCATAATAGCCGTTATCTGAAAATGTTTCGTTTTTATAATCATTGGCTACACTTAGTTCTTCAGCCCTTTTGACTAACTCTAGTAAAATACTTTTGATTAGGTTTTTTTCTTTTTTAGTCATGTTAGTTATTATATCTAATTGATGATATATCCCCGTAGAGATAGGCTTGATAGACTGTCTCGGCCTGCTCGTCTGTTAGTTGACTGTCGGAGTATGTACCCCAATCAGCAAACCAGTAGACGCCACCGAGTAACTCGTTGTCTTTATCAAACCTTAGCTTGTAGCCGTCTGATGGGCCGCCCCAGGAAAGTAAAATATTTACTTCCTTGGTTATATCTAGTGACAGGGGGTCTCTGTAGTCTTCTAGTTCATCTATAGACTTATCTGACTTGCTAGCTTTCTTAACTAACTTGGCTAGGTCTTTGACTTCATCCTGTGCCATGTCATATATGGCATTGTTTAACTCTTCTTGAGTCATATGCTTTTTGTTGTTATTGTATTAATGCTTGTTAAGGTACTACCTCCACCACAACTCACCATGCTTGTTGACTGATGAGCTGATGTGGCTACTCTATTGGTACTTGGATAGAGTAGAAATGAATGTACGGCTAGTTTTATTGATGTACTAGCAAACTTACAAGGACTGTAGAGATAGGAGCGTATCGGTATATGATGATTTACAGATTGTCATGGCTGTATTAATGGCACGAGTCAAATGAGAACATCTTAACAGTTTATAACGCCTTCCAGCTAGGTAGCGGATAATATAGCCATCTGTTGATTTGTAGATGGCGCACAGTGTTTTCTTGATCATCTTTCCGTGTGATGATTAATAATGTATAGGTTATAGCCTCAAGTATCATTGATAGGTATAACTATAGTTGAATAGTAGCATGGTGGGTGATAGTTGTCAAGTAATGAGTTTTACAATCATTCATATGAACTTGAGTGGAAGAGTTGTGAGGTATGAGAGGTGATGGGAGGGATGATGGGTGATGGGATTGATACATCGTGCAAATCTAATATATTAAAGAGGCATATTTCATGCAGTAATGTCGTGTAACATATCATTCACGACACTAAATTGATTGGTGTTTGAGGCTAGATGACTATTGATGTGGTCATGTATGCCTATTGCTTATCCTATAACATTAATAAGAGGGGGGGTATACCACCCAAATCTTTCTGTAATTTTATTTAATTAACCACACTTAAATCCCCAGCATATTTTTCCAAAATCCCACCCCACAAAACAATTACCTACAGCACAAAACTCAGTTTTTACACCACAGAAAAAAATACCAAATCTAAGCCCTTGTAATGGTCTTAAATTAGCCTTTGGTATTTAAAAAAACAACACTCGGAAAAGTGGGCACGTTGAAGATAATACTAGGAGTATTTAAAAGATAAATAAATACTCATGTAGCATTGTTTATTGAGCTTCCTTACAGGGGTTTTCTCTCCCTAGCTCTCACTCTTGTCTATCATTGTCGGAGAATACTCCGATGTCTGTCGGGTCGTACAAGAGGACAGAATCCCAATTTGTCAATTACGGATACTCGTTTAAAGCGTTGTATCGAAGCGTAATTTATCTTGTCGGTTTTTTGTAGAGTTGTCCGTTGACTCTCAGTCCAAGATGGGATATACTCTTAAATATTGGTTATTCAAGAGCATATCTCTAGGTAACTGCTAGGTAGCTATCTCCCCCTCTTTTGAGGGGGTTTTAGTTCCTAGATAAGTACTAGCCAGAATTAGGCTAGACACAAAATATATTTTTAAATTTTCGGCTACCTAAATCCTCGCCAATATTAAATCCCCTCTAGGGGTTATCTGGGATAGCTCCCAAAAACCTCAAGAATTGCTTCCTGATGAGGATCTAATTGCTGACGGTATTCTTTGGCCCACTGTAATAGCTTTGCTTGCATTTCTGTAATTGATAGTTTATGATGTCGTTTCTCACTGCCCATATTGTTTGGACCCCAGTACGTTACTCTACAGGCCTCGCTGCAAAAGTAACTGTCAGGCAGGGTTGGTTTTTTGCATACTCTACAAATTTCCGTGGACATTAATTAAGCTTACCAAATCGTAATGTATACCTGTCAAGTGGCAAAATGCTATAGGATAGAAAACAACAGATATTAATAAAAAATTGTATAATAAGGGCATGAAGGGAAAGGCAAAGGAAGATAAGATTATATCCACGATAAATGTAATTGACAAAAAGACTCTAGGCATAGCTGATGCTATTGATAAGGTTGATGCTATGGGTCAGGAGAATGAAGTCAAGGCAGCGGCGTATGTAATTGAGGAAGGGAAGGAAAGGAAGAGGGAAGAGGAAAACAAAAAAGACCAGTTAGTTTCAGATCTTGAGAGAGCTAATAGATGGAAAATCAAAGACTACAAACAAAAACTAGTAGATATCATGGCAGAGGTGATGACCAAGAGAATAGAACTCCCCAAGGACTGGGCCTGGGAACTAGAGAGTAATCGCAAGGGAGTAGTTTTGAGAGTCAGACAGCCTGATGGTCACTTGGTAGCCTGGGGGATTGCCCCCTGCCATGTACCTGATATTGATTTGAGTGCAGCGGCGGAGTTATGTGAGAGGGCAGAGACTCTCTTTAATGAATATGAGCAAAAGAAAGCTGACGATATTATCAGACAGGAAACCGATGCCCAAAAAATCAGAGTCGATTAAGCAGGAGGAGAATATAAATAACCGTGAGAACCTGGAGAGGGAGTATCTTAAAAGTGTAAACCTATACCAGGATCTACTAAAGCAGAAGACTAAGAAGAGTCTTTACTTATTCAACAAATTTATCCTTGGAGTTACTACTGGTGCCGGTAGAAAAGACCTGGGCACGTTTCATAAGGAGCTGTGCACATTTGTTCAAAACACCAGAGATAGAAAGAAACTTATCCTAGTTCCTCGAGGTCACTTAAAGTCTACCCTAGTTACTGTAGGTTACAGCTTATTCAGAATTGTTAACGATCCAAACATTAGAATCCTAATCCTAAATGCTACCTGGCAAATGGCGGTAGACTTTCTTTCAACCATTAAAGACCACTTGCAGAAAAATGATAACCTAATTAAAACATTCGGCAATATTTCCAAGGATCCCAAAGAATGGTCCCAGGATAGAATTACACTTAACAGGCCGGATACTGGCGTTCGTGGTCCTACAGTTTGGGCTACGGGTGTTGAGAGTAACTTGACGGGATCTCACCCTGACTTAATTATTATGGATGATCTTGTAAACAGGCAGATTGCTGAAAGCAAGGAGCAGATGGACAAGGTGATTCTAAGGTACAAGGATGCCCTGGACCTACTGGAGCCTGGTGGACAATTGATTGTTATTGGTACCAGATGGGTTGATGGTGATTTCTATGAGTGGATCATGAATCCAGACAATGGAGTAATTCAAAATTACGATCTATTTATTAGAGCAGCCTTTGAAACAGATGCCTCTCTTAGCCAGGTATTTGCTCCAGGTGGAGACAGCTTAGTTAGGCAAGTACTTTGGGAAAACAAATTTAGTTTAAAAGAATTAAGTGAAAGATACGCCGAGAAAGGGGCCTACGAGTTTTCAGCCCAGTACATGAATGAGCCAGTGCCAGAGGAGGAGCAGACATTCAGACGAGATTGGTTTAAGTATGCAGAGTGGGGAGATTGGAACGGTAAACTGGTAAATAGATATCTGACTATTGACCCCGCAGTCAGTTTGAAAAAAACGGCGGACTATACGGCAATGGTTTTAACTGAGGTGGACCAGTACGGTAATATTTTAGTAAAACACATTGAGAGAGCCAGAATAACCCCATCGCAGTTAATTGAGGCGATGTTTAAATTGTATGATATTTATAGGCCTAAACTAATTGGTGTTGAGGATGTCGCTTTTCAGAAGACATTACAATATACTATTCGTGAGGAGATGCGTAAAAGAGGTAAGAGTTTGCCACTTGTTGAGATTGCTCCACATGACCGATCTAAAGATCAACGTATAAAGGCATTACAACCTCTCTATGCAAATGGTAAAATAGTACATAGTAGGGGAATTAATAACCTTGCCTATCTGGAAGACGAACTTCTTCGTTTCCCCAGAGCAAAGCATGATGATGTTATTGATGCCCTATCTTATCAATTAGATCTTATCGTCCCGCCTAAACAGCAGACAGGAAGATATAATCATCGTTACCTATATGGGTAACTTGTAGATAAATCTTATAAGATAACAAATAACTTGGGTAAGGCCAAGAAATGGAAACAAAACAACCAGGTATACGATTAGATTACCAGCCTGATGAAAAACAAGTAGAGGCTATTAAGCGAGTTTACACCCGTAAAATACAGATGGAGGGTGGAACGGACTATCAAGAGGCTTCGAAACATTGGGATAAATGGAGAAAACAGTGGGAGGCGTACAGAAATCCCAAAGGTGAGGATGACTGGCAATCAAACCACGTCTCTCCAGTGACAACTGCCGTAGTTCAGGCAGCTTTGTCAGAGATGGTTGACCAAACTCCACAGCCTATAATAATTCCACGAAGCAAAGAAGACATTCCACGCTCAACAGTAATGAAGCATATCTATAACTACACCTGGGAGCAGGGAAATGGAGACCTAAACCTAATGGATGTTATGCAGGAATCACTTATTTGTGGAACTGCCATTGCCCAAGAATACTACTTTCAGCAACCTAGAATCATCAAGCATATAAAGTTCGAAAAAAATAAGGAGACATACGAAGAAGAGAAGATCATGGAATACGATGGCGTCTACATGGAGCCAGTTAAGCTAGAAGATTTTAGAGTTGATGAGACAGCGACATCTTTTGACGGTCCCAAGGGGGCAAGAGATTGTATTCGCAGGTTTATCATGAACATAGACGATGCTAAACTATTTTTTAGCGGTCCATTTTGGAATCAATTTGACAATTTTAAATATGTAAAGGCCGGTGGCGACACCAACTACTATGAGTGGTATCAACCCCCACAGGGGATAGACAAGGATAAGCAGGTAGAAGTTCTTTGGTACTGGTCCAGGATGCCCGATGATGCCTTAATTATAGTCTGTAACGACGTTGTACTTAGGTCTGGACCAAATCCATATAGACACAAGCAGCTTCCATTTGCCAGACTCGTTGATGTCAAGAGGACATTCAGATTTTACGGCAAAGGTGAGCCAGAACTACTTGAGTCAATTCAAAACGAAAAAGACATGCTCCGTAGGATGACCCTAGATAGAAACCATCTTGATATTGATAAGATGTTCTTGGTGTCAGACAGAGCTCAGCTAACAGAAGAAGATTTGGTGGCTGCACCGCACAATATGATACCTGGTGGTCCAGATGACGTTTCTCCAGTTGAATACAACGATATGCCCCGTTCAATTGAGTTAAGCTATAACAAACTTGATGAGGATGGAACCATCGTAACTGGAATTGACCCTAGATTCACCTCCGCCCCACAAGCAGGTACCGCAACTGAGGCAGCTATTTTGAAAGAATCTGCACTCAAGAGAATAAGAATGAAGCTAAGACTACTCGAAAGAGAGTTCCTAGTTAGAATTGCCAGACTTAGAATCGCCAATATTATCCAATTTTACTCACAACCGAAGCTAGAAAGAATCGTCGGAGAGGACGACACTATGCAATTTAATGCACAGGTGGAAAAACTAAAAGCTGAGGGTAAACTAGCCGTAGAAAACGGAGTTCCCTATCAGTTGAAGCCTAGAGAAATCAGACTTGAAGACAGAATGTTGGATTTTGATACTAAGGGTAAGATATTTGAGAAACCAATCAAGGGTTTTAGCTTCTTTGAGCTTGAACCAGAGTATTTTGTACCAGTAACTACTGGTGGATATGACATTCGAATCGCTGCTGGAAGCACACTGCCCATTAGTAAGCCTCTAATGCAGTCTAAGGCTGGTGAAATGTACGATAGACTCATTCAACTTGCACTAAATGGGGTTGGATATGATCCAGTTAAGCTAGGAGACATGCTACTTGAGGTAAATGACTATGATCCAGAAGACTACCATATTGAACAAGAGGCTGAGACACCCGATGACAGCGAAGAAATGAACAAGCAGTTGATTGAGCTCGCAATGGAGGAAAACAAGATGTTAAGTAACGGCCAGGAGATTCCCGCAACAGCAAATGCCTCGCCTTCACATACAAGAATTCACATAGAATTCCTAAAGAGTCCAGATTCTCCAAAGGATCCGCAACTCTTACAGCTTTTTGCCAACCATATCGTTCCAGAGGTCATGAGTATTGAGCAAAGAGGTCAATCTGTTGAGGCCGGTGGCATGCCAGAGGCGTTAGCTGCTGGTGGAGATAGTAATGTAACGTCGCAAACTGCATTTCAGACTGGTGAATCGCAAAGAAAGGCAGTTAGTCCTGGAAAAACTAAGATTCAAGATGTACTACCGTCCAAAATAACAGGCATGAGCACAATGGGTGGCATGGCTTGAATATAAATTAGCAATAAAATGCCTAAAATAAAAAAGAGAATAAAATCTCCACCACTTTATATACAAAAATGGCTCAGAGAGGCTCCAATTAAGGAGATTGCCTTCTGGTCAGATCTATACGACAAGGGTGGTGAAGAGTATTTTGAGAAAATCATAGATGCACGGATAGATGGCATCAAAAATGCTATTTTTAGGATTCCAGAAACGGACTCGACTCTTAATGTTCAAAAAGCATTATTTAGAGGAGGGGCCCTTGAGCTATTAAATATGAAGTTGATGGTTAGATGGGCTCGAAGTGAGTTTGAAAAACGAATATCAGTAGAGAAATAAGATGGATACACTCGGAAACTATCTAAGTAACTTGATTTCAAACGTCTTTGGCACAGTCAAAAGCGGTGCTAAAAATGTAGCTGCAGCACCAGGTAAAATTAAGTCAGGTTTAGGGCAAATGTTTGGTGGTGGTGAGCTATTAAACCCAGTTGGTGGCACAAACGTAAACCAAGATCTGTCAATGATTGGCAATGTCGTTCCACAAACCCCTGCACCAACACCGGCACCAGTGGTTACACCCACTGCAACACCCACACAGGCATACAGGAGAGATGCAGAGTACTTACAGCCCATAATACAATCTGGATTATCTCAGTTTGCTAGTGGATCTGCTCCAATTTCTACAATGTCTGCTGAGCTTGCACAAGCAGGAGAGAAATTATCCCCAAATATAGATCCCTTACTACCAGTTATTTTATCGCTCATGGAAAGTAGAGGCCTACTTGATAAAGTTCCAGCAGAGAGAAGTAATCCATATAATATTATCTCTAATGGTGGTGTCGTGAATTATCCAGACCCACAAACAGCAATTCTAGGCGGTGGAGATAAGCTCGGACTGCTAGGTTTACTAAGGGAGGGTGGCCTATATCAAGACTTTGCTGATTCTGGTAATTTATCTGACTTTTTTAGACGTTTTACTCCATCCAGTGATCCCCTCAATCCGTCCACAGATCAATTAGTTGAAAGATATCAAATTCTAAGAAAATTATTTGAATGATGAAAAAACTGGGTAAGTTTAAGGCAGATGTTTTTATTTTGCTTTTAATTGTCATTTTTGACAAACTTGATAAAATAGACAATTGGTGATATTATCAAAGTAATATTAATTATAGGACAACCCAGTATCTCCTGGGCCCAGAATACAAATGGATAACACAAATAACCCTGGTGGCGACGACCAGATAAAAAATCAGTCTGCAAACGATCAGATTAATAATGGTGATAATAAACCGAATGGTGGTTTTACAGATGGTGACAAGGTAAATAACAAATCTGTTGAGGAAATTGCCAAAATGTATGCCGAAGCTAGTAAAAAGCTAGGTGAACAAGGGCAAGAGATTGGTCAATACAAGAATTTTATAGAAAAGACAAACATCCTTCTATCTGCTATATCAAAAGACCCAGAAAGAGAAAAAATGGTTAAAGAATGGGTAAAATCTCTTGAAGAGAAGGCTGAGGATAATGAATCTGACAATAAGAAGACTGATAATAGCGAACTTCTTGGTGTTAAAAGAGAAACTCACGAAAATAGACAAGTTCTTGAGCAAAATGTCGTTTCTGATTTTAGTAGAAAATATGGTATTGACAAGCTCGATTCTGACAAGAAAAAAGAGGTTAATTTAAAAATAGGTCAGGCCTTGTGGGAAATAGTTGACCCAGCAGGTAAATTCGAGAATTATCAAGACATGGTTGATAGTATTCCTCTTAGCAAGCTGCCAAGGGTCTTAGATAACGCCTATTTCCTAGCCAACAGGGATGCAATTGAAAAAGGTGACTTCAAAGTTCCAAACTTTACTGGTGCCATCGGGCAAATGGGTGGTCAATCAATTGATGCTTCATCAGCCGATGTAACTTTATCCGCCGACGAGAAAAAAGCGGCAGTTGGACTTGGAATAACAGAAGAAGAGTACATCAAGAGAAAGAAAGACATATTATCTGAAAAATAATAAAACATATGATTAAAATAGTTAATCCGACTAATGTTGACATTAGTGAGTTTAATTTTAATGGGAAACTCTACACGATAAAAGCTAACTCTGAGACAGTTGTTGCAAACGATTCAGCAGCAGAATATATCTGTAGCATCTATGGATTCTTAAAGCAGTCAGTTGTCTCCCAAAATGTAGACTCAAATGTGGAGAATGATTCTCCTATCTTCAAATGTCCCAAGTGCGAATACCAAAATAGAACTAAAATCGCAGTCTTTGCTCATATGAGAAAACATCACCCAGGTGAAACAGAAAAAATAATAGAAATTATCCCAAAAGAGAAATTTATTGAAATTGAGAAGGAAGCAGAAGTCGGCGAACAACCAACTGGTATTGGCAGCTTCTTTACTGGCAAAAGAAGTGTTATAAGCGAGTCTAGTTTGGATGGAACTGGCAAAGACAAGGATGGATATGAGTGGGTCGGTAGCGGTCTTGAAGAAGACAGCATCGAATAAAATATTGTCTTATAATATTGACTTTTAGGTCTATTTGTTGTAATCTATACTAAGTAGGGTTCCTGCGGGGAACCTTTTAGTAATAATAATTAAAACAAATATGGCATATAGTGCTTCTACTGGTTTTAGACTCCGCAAATCTTTATATGGAATCGAGCAACCTGCGGTTGTCCAATTTAAAGTCAACGACTCAGAGACTTTAACAATTGGCGATGTTGTTCGTGTCGATGCCGACGGTTTAGTAACTCTTGCTGGTGCTGGTGCTCCAGTTTTGGGTGTTGTTGTCGGTTTGGTTGACAGCAAAGGAATTAACCCCTTTTCGCTAAGTTATTCTAATGGCACTGGAGCTACTCTAAGTGGTGATGACACAATCGTCTCTGCTTCTGACAACTCTACCCGAGCAGAATTTATTAACGCTGAGGTCATCATTGACCCCGCTGGCTCATTGTTATTCTATAACGATGCTGACGGTGCGTTGGCTCAAGCAAACTTGGGTCAATTATTCGATGTCGTAGCTGCTTCCGATCAAATTGATCAGAGCTCAGCTTCCGACACCTCTGGTCAATTCCAACTCTTAGGGTTGGATCCTAATGAAGACTCAGACGCTTCAACAGGATTATTCCGCATTGCTGAGACGCAACTAATTACTCAAGTCGGTAATTCTACCGCCGTTATTAGTGCGTAATTTATTAATAATATAAGAAAAATATGGCAAGACGTGCTGATTTCGGAGACATCCTAGAACCAGGTTTTAGGAAAATCTTTGACGACTCGTTCAAAGAGACCCCGATGCTAATGGAATCAATCTATAAGATTAATTCTAGTGGCAAACAAGACGAGAGAGATTCTGCCGTTTCAGGTTTTGGATATCTAAACCAAACTGATGAAGCTGAATCTATTACTTACGAAGATCCAGTGCAGATGTATGACAAGGTGTACAAACATCTTAAATACACCAAGGGATTCAAAGTTACTCGTGAACAATGGGAGGATGATCTCTATAATGTTATGAAGAAAAAACCTGCTGCTCTTGGTAGAGCTGCCCGCAGAACTGCTGAAAACGAAGCTGCACAGGTTTTAAACAGATCTTTCAATACCAGCTACGCTGGTGGAGATGCAAAACCTTTATGTTCTACTTTGCATCCTCGTGCTGATGGCGGAACTGCTCAATCAAATGCTTCCTCGACTGGTATAACACTAGGCGAAGAAAACCTTGAGACAGGAGTTTTGGCTGCACAGGGACAAGTTGACGATAAGGGAATGAAGATTGATATCATGCCCGATACAATCATTGTTCCAATTGCTCTAAGAAAGACTGCCAAACTTATTGTCGATTCAGAGAAACGCCAAGGTACCGCTGACAACGATGTCAACGTCTACCGTGGTGAATTCAAGATCATCGACTGGATTTATCTTACTTCCAGTACCGCATGGTTCTTGGTTGATTCTAAAGCTCACGAACTTAATTGGTTCTGGAGAATTCGACCCGAGTTTAAACAAGATGAATCGTTCGATACCGATCAGGCCTTGTTCAAAGTTCGCACCCGATTTTCTGTCGGTTGGAGCGATTGGAGAGGTGTCTGGGGTAGTAAAGGCGATGGATCTGCTTACGCAAGTTAAACTACAAACTGACATTGCAAAACTGGGACTCTTCGGAGTCCCTTTTTGCTGGTCATTTTTCTTATCCAGTTATTTTTTCTATGTGTCGGCTTGCAGTATATTTGAGTGCTTTCTTTACCCAATCTTGGGAAAAATCTTTTATTACAATATGGACATGTTTTTAATTCTCTTCTCATATCTTATATTATAAGCCAAGACGCATTAAATAAATACCTATTGACAAATATATAATAAAACTA